ATGGTTTTAAAAAATTTGTAACTTTTTCTAAACTTACGTTCATGAATTCATAAAATTTAATTTTTGTTGTGCAGACATAGGGTATATATTTTCATTGAAATATACCCAGAAGTCTTCATTAGCTGGAATCTCTTGAATTAAATCTACTTGATTGCAGTTTATATTTCTATAATCTTGCATTAAGATATCCCATGCAACAGATAGATTATCTGGGCCTAGATAAGTTCTAGGAGGACCTTTCGGTGCAAAATAATTTAAGGAAATTCTACCATTTACAGAATTGAGTAAAGAGATTGAATTTGTACAAAGCATTCTTCTAGTAGCAGCTAAACCTGGTTTAACTATTCTTCTAGGAAACCTAACTTCAACTACATTATTTTGAAGCAAAGTATCAAGAGTTGCTTTCTGTATTATCATCTTTGAGCTTACAGATACCAAACATTCTTTCTTCGTTCAAGAACACTCCTTTGTTTACTCTTCCTTTATCTGAAATATTAACACCTGAAATTGTAACTCCCATATTGTTTGGAAATACTACTATGTCTCCTTCTTTAGCATATTTAACATCAGGACCTGCTAAAATAACTCTTCCTTTTCTCCAAGCCTTATTAAGTGCATTTGAAGGCACGACGATACTACCCTTCATAACATCACCATGCTCGGTTTCATCTACATATTCAATTAATAAAATATCGTCAAAAATAAAATTTAATTCATAATCATCGATTCCAAAATCACCTACATCTGGATTAGTCAAGTCAATTAAACTTTTAGTAGGTGCCAAATTATCTATACTAGCCATTGCCATACAGCTATTTACGTAATTTTTTTTCTAATTCAACGTACTCTAATAGCTCTCTTGCAGATATATTTTTATTTTTAGCAATATTATTAAGACCTTCTATTTCTTCTTTATCTTTTTTCTTCTTTTTTATATAAGATATCTTTTTCCATTTAAGTCTAGGTATAAGATAATAATAAAGCTTATATGACTCTTGCTTATCGTCGAAAATATTTCCAAATTTATTAAGAGTCTCATTAACAAAACCAGGTAGTTCCTTACTATAAAAGGAAAGCCACCTATTAAAAAGGAACGGAACAAAAGACTGCTCACCTTCTGAGTCTAATTCACCAGCGTTTTCCTTTTTAGAGTAAAATAATTTATTTTGTAATTGAAAGAAGTTCATTACCAGTTTTTAATTATATTTGCTACTATAAAAAAGTTACAAATAATTGCTTGTAGTATAATGAGAGTACGTATTAATGCAACTACATCAGCTTCGTTGTTACTTCCAGACTTCTCACCTAAAGCTTTAGCCCAAAGTCTCCAAAATCTCATACAATAATTTTAGTAGTAGCGATAAATTGATCTTTTACTTCTGCATTAAAGTAATCAATAACATTATTCATAAACTCATTCGCTTGATCTTCAGTTAGATTAGAGGAATAAGCAAATGATGGAGCTTTATCACCAGCAATAATATTAATACCAGTATGACCAAGAGTAACATTATCTTTAGAATAAGTAATCGATACGCTTACTTTACCTGACTTTCTTATCTTTTTATCTTTACCAACAAACTCATCTTGTACCATTAAGTCATCACCATCAATTACAATACCCTTTTCAATATATCTAGATAGCATATTCGCAATCGCTGTATTAAAGAGACGTTGAAAAGAAACAGCACCAAAAGGACATAAACCAGGTATTTCCCAACAAAAGTTAATAGCATCTTGACTATGAATATAATCATCAGATAATGTATCTTCTAGATCAATTAATGCATCCTTTACATACATCGGAGCTCTAAAAGCTACAATATTACCATACGGAGAAACTTCTTTACGAAATTGCTCGTATGCAAATCTATTATGAATAAAATTACCGTCGTATACTCCTTGTTTAATAACCATATCTTATTTTAAATTAATTTGTTCTTTAATCCACTTATAAGTATTTTTAATACCCTTAGATAGAGGGTAATCAGGAGCCCATCCAATCTTCTCTTTAATAAGTTTATTATCTGAATTTCTACCAGCTACACCTAATGGACCATCAATATGCTTTTTGGTAATTTGTTTATTTTCAACTGTACAAGCTATATCTACTAATTCATTAATAGTTACCATTTCATCAGAACCAATATTAACTGGACCAGTAAAATCTGAATTCATTAAACGTCTTATACCTTCAACACATTCATCTACGTATAGAAAGCTTCTAGTTTGTTTTCCGTCACCCCATATTTCAATTTCACCACTACTTTCAATTACCTTTCTGCAAATAGCAGCTGGTGCTTTTTCTCTACCACCATTCCATGTACCTAGTGGTCCAAAAATATTATGAAATCTAGCTACGCGAACTGGTATGCCATGATTTCTATTATAAGTTAAATAAAGTCGTTCGCTAAATAGTTTTTCCCAACCATATTCTGAGTCCGGGTTAGCGGGGTAAGCTGATGATTCTTCACAATTAGGATTATTAGGATCTAGCTGATTATGTTCAGGATACATACAAGCACTACTACTATAAAATATTTTAGTTTCATTGGTTTTACTTTTGTTATACGCATCTGCATTATCTATATTATCACTAAATCTATGTTGATTAAATTCTTTTACTGCATTTAAAATATTAAGATTTATCGAAGCAGAGTTATGCATAATATCAGCATCGTTCTCTCCGGTAAAAATAAAACCAGCGCCACCCATATCAGCAGCTAGTTGATAAATTTCATCAAATGGCCTTTTATATTGCTCTGGAACGCTTTTATAATAATTACCTTGCTCGCCATCAAACTTTACTAACCGTTTACAGTTATTTTGATCTCTCAAGTCTCCTGCATTACCATAAATAAATTCATCAGCTTCTGATTCACAATAATCAGGAGTCTTTAAATCTACTCCTCTTACCCAATACCCTTCTTTTTTAAGACGGGATACTAAATGATTACCGATAAATCCACCGGCACCTAAAACTAAAGCTTTCTTCATATAATATATTATATTACCATAAGCATATTATTCAACCATATATTTATCAGTAGGTATAGATGGCCATCTTACTACTATAAGATCAGAATCCTCTAAAAACTCTACATCAGACACTTCATTTGGAAAGAAAGTAAACATATTACCCGTAGATAAAGTTCGGTCCCTTTTCAAGTGCTTATCTTTTATTATCATAGATCCCTTAACTATATAGGTAACTTCTGTTGTAAGTTTATGAAGGTGTTTATCTCCTATTTTACCTTTAGGGTGGTGTTGATGAGCAACCTCAAAAAAAGGATTTTTAAATAATGATGGTTCAAAATCACCAATAAACCAGCCATTAGTAAAATCATTTATATGCTTTACGTCCATTACTTGCCTGTTTCTGCTTTTTGAATGCGTGTTGCGTGTCTTCCTCCATCAAAAGTAGTAGTTATCCATATATAAATCATATCATCTAATAACTCCTCATCTACAAACTTACTTGGTATAGAAAAATAGTTTGCACAATTATGCCGGACTGCATATTCTGCTGTATATTCATTAAACACTAAAGCGCTTCGAATACCTTTTTGCTTATTACCAGAGATATTCATACCCTGACCAGTTCTACAAAAAGCTAAAGCAAAATCACAATTACCTTTATTAATAAAATCTGTGACCTGAAAAACATAATCATTATAATCACAATCTTTATTAACAAAAGTACCAAAATCTGTATACGGTAACTCGTATTTAGCTAAAATAGATTTAGCTTGCTCTTTTAGCTCCCACCCTGAGTGATCTGCACACAGAGCAATCGGCTTATCACCAAACTTTTTTAATGTATGTGTTACGAAGAAGTTTAACTCTTCAGGCGTACCCATAAGATGCATTTTTTCAACATCTTTTGTCTTAATAACGCAACCATCTTCAATCATTAAATTATATAATGGGCATATATAAAATTCATTATTTGTAGTAAGATCTAAATCTATCATTTGCTTAGCATACTTTACAAACTCACTACCTTTTGTAAAGGTATACACACCAACAGCTGCATTCTCACTTATAACTTCTTTCTCGGCAGTTCTAAGTACATTTTTATTTTTATCAAGTTCAGCATAACTATAAGCAGGATTATTACTTTTGAAAGTTAAAATAGAGCCATTAATGTCATGATTTATTTTGGTTGGATCAAAAAATGGTTCAAAGAAAACATCTAAAGTATATACTATCAAAGGATCATCATTATCTATAAATTCTTCTGCTTGTAAACATGTTTCTACTGATCCTCTAGTGATTTTATCTATAATAATAATTTCAATATCATTACCATATCTACTCTTTAAAATTTTATCTAAAGAAAAATTACTTATATGATCTCTTCTTATTGCAAATATAAGATTACATTCTTCTTTTTTAAGAATAGAATCTAAACTCCAATCGATCATTTGTTTATCATCAACCATTATAAGTTGTTTAGGCATAACATAGCCTTGATCAACAAAACGTTGACCCCTACCGGCAATGGGAATTAGTATATTAGTTTTTTTCATTTATTTCGGCTAAAATTCTAGAAGTAATAGAGTGCGCTTCTTTTATATTATTCTCTAAATTAGATTTATCAACTGTATTGAGAATGCAGTTTATTGTTGCAGCTGCAAACATATCACCTGCTCCTAATACATTTATACCATCAATAACAGGTGTAGATGTATCAAATATTTTATCTTTACTTACACATCTACTACCGCTTTTATGATGTAAGATAACCCAGCCCTTAACTTTTTTAGCTAGCTCATTTACATCCATAAATAAATCTTCATCAGATATAAAAAAGTAATCTACATATTTTAATATATCAAACTGTTTAAATGGCTTACCTTTACAAATATCTATAGAAACTATCTTACTTTTATTTTTTACATCTTTAATAAATGATATATCTTCTAATTCATTTACATAAAGTATATGTGACCATTCTGAATCTTTAATGACCGGTGTTCTTTGTATTTTATTTAAGTTAGCTATTGATGATCTTTCTGCTTTATCTTTATTGACTAAAATTAATGCTTCTCCTACATTTGTAGGCTCAACATTTACTTGGTAATTCTTACATATTTTAGATAACATAAACCATACATTACCTAAACCTCCCACCGAATTATAAGTTATATTACCATCAAAAATAGTATCAGTAGTTAAATGTCCATATAGAGAGATACTATTCATTAAATATATTATCGTATAGCTCTGCAATAACTCCAGTACCTCCTCTTCTTTCGAGAATAGTTTTAACTTCGTTTCTAATTTTTAGTATTGCATCACTTGGACAATAGGTGTGTTTTAATTTTTTTATAATCTCAAAATCAGGTAGATCATCACCTATATATGCTATGTCATCTATAGAAACTTTATATTTACCGGTGAGGTAAGGAAGTAGCTCAACTTTATTTTTTTTGGTCATTTCTTTTACGTAAAAGAAATCAATTTTTCTATTTTTTGCCACTATACGATTAACTCTATCATCAGCAGTTAAAAAACAAACCTTTAATCCTTTCTCTTTAAAACGTTTAATTGCAGTAAAATCTTTATCGTTAAATTCTTTACTAATAACGTTACCTTCGAGGTCGTATGTTTTACAGCCTGTTGTAAGTACCCCGTCTACATCTAAAATTAAAAGCTTAAACATACATCTTAATATAATCACTACATATGCCATAGCAATGATTTATTTTTTTGTATAGTTTATTTCTTCTTGGAAATATTTTTTTACTTTCCGGAAGCACTATAATAGATTTACTTGTAAGATCTGTAAGAGGGGATCTAGAGTGATGCCATAAAAATCCTTTTGAAGTTATTACAAAATCTTCAGTAGTATGCCAAAAGTAATTTATTTCTTCACTACCTATAATATCTACTATTTGTGTTAAGCTTTCTTTATTTTTTAAATGACACCACAATCTACTATCATTTAAAAACTCTAAATTTACTCTGTATTTACCATTATCATGACCTAACCAAAAATTATTATCTCTAAAAAATACATCTACTTCAACATCATATCCTTGATCAAGAGCTGATATAATATATTCAGGGTCATTTTCATGCTCAGTTTTTCCTGTAGTATTACCCCTATGTGAAATAAGCTTATTCCCATTCTTCGTCATAATAATATTCTCCTTGCGGTTCGTATAGATCATACTTATATCCTGTATTATATTTTTCCCACCACATTTTAATTCTAGGAAAAACTCCAAATATTTTATCTCTTAGTTCTTCTGATATTTGCATGGCTCTATATCTTCTTGGAGACGTATCTAATAGAAAGTCTTTATAATTTTTTATATGTTCATAAACTTCAGAATTAAATTTAGCAAAATAATGAGATCCAAAATAACAGGGTATTCTTACTGTTTCGGTTTCAAATCCCCCTTCCCATGTTGGTGTTATTGGTTCCCCTTCTTTATATAAAGGACAACTATATAGAGATTTAATATCTTCAGTGTATCCCCAGAAAATATGATCCTGGGGATGGTAGGGAAAGTGACTACCCATACCTACAGCATAAATTTTACCTTTAGGTCCAGTACCATCGGTGTATTTTATATCGCAATCAAATCCTTTTTTATCTACGAACCTTTTTAGCATTTTCATACTACTCTTCATGACAGTTTGATCGCTTCTAAATTTCATAGTATATTCAGAAGTAACATGTTTTAATCCTTCATTAAATGAAACTAACTGCAAGTTTAAATTCATAGGTGGGGTATATGGTACAGGACTCTTTACCACCACTACATTTTCATTATCTGATTCTAACGCTTCATTATCCCACGTAGATATAATTACCTTATCGATAAAATCTAATGTAGTATAACATTTAGCAGTTTCGTAAGTATTTGGAAATACTTTACCTTGTATAACTATATCCATTTCTTGTTATCTAAATTCCAATTTTTATTTTTAAATATTATTTCACCTTCTGGTAGTGGGCTGTTAGTGTATTCTGTGAACAATATAGGTTCAAAATTTTTATTATCTAACATCTCTACTACTTCATCTAATTCACTACCTTGTTCATAAAATTTTTTATTTTTATCTAAACCTATTTCCGTTTCAATAAACATAAATTCTTTTAAAAATTTTCCAGCTCCTTCTAAGCATTCAAGTTCCAACCCCTGTACATCTAATTTAAGATAACCAGGAAAGCCTTCTGTTTTATTAATTATACTACTAATAATTTTATCTAATCTATATGTTTTAATTTTTTCTACTTTAGAAATTTTTCTTTTTTTATTTTCATATTTACTTTCTTGTAATTGATTGCTTGGTCTTTTAAGAGAATTACAACCAGGCTCGTTTTCTACTATAAAAAAATTAACCTGTTTTTCATTTTTATTAGATATTGCTCCTTTAATAAAAAAGTTATATCTATCAATACTAGGAGACAAAATTGGATCTATGCCAACAAGAATAAATTCCTCTTTTTCTATATTTAAATTTAATTTTAAGTAGTAAGTAACTGCATGAATCCAATCGCCGTCTCTACAACCTCCATCAATTATAATACTGTTAAATGGTAGTGAAGAAAATATTTGTGTCTTTAAAGGATCTTGCCATAAATCTTCATTGTCAGAAAGAACATCATCAAGATTATACTTCATTATTTTTTACGAAATGGCATTATCCACGTACCTAAATCAGTAGCAGATTTAGCAAATGGCTCATCGTATTCGAGGTCAAACTCTTCCATAATCGGTTGTACTTGATGGGGGTGTATTTCAATACCCCAGTCATGAACTGCAATTCTATCTCCGCTTTTTAAAAGTCTAGCGTATAAATTTAACTCTCTTAATTTATTACCACCGTCACAAAAAATATAAGTCTTAAATTGTTTTACATTTTCGCTAATATGGTCAAATACTTCCCTATCAAAAACATTTTTATAATGAATATTAATATAAGGTGAAATTTCAGCCATTTTTTCAAACCAATGTCCAACACCTTCATGCTCTCTACTAAACCAGTGACCAGTTCCGTTATAACGTGCCCGAGCTTCCATATCACTACCATCAGTCTCCTCTCGTGGATAAGGAAAAGCTTCATACGTATCAAAAATATATGATTCAGTTATAGCAGCCATATTAGCTAAATACGTACTTAAAGCTCCTTTCTGGCTTCCTAGCTCTACAATGTACTCAAACCTATTTGATTCAACAAAGTATTCTTGCCAATATATAGCTGAATAACTCTGCGACATTCCTGCACCCATAAATCGACGGCCTATCTTTTTCATGTCTTCAAGCGGTATAACGCTGTTAGTATATACCTGCTTATCTATACCTTCATGCGATCCATGAACTGTTTTTAATAATTTTTTATCGTGTTTCATATATTATCTTTAGTTACTACTGTTAATTCTGGTAATGGAAATATAAAACCCCCACCGTTTTCTATAAATTCCGTCTCTCTTTTTATTATTTCATCTTTGAAGTGGTAGGGCCCAACTAAGTAATAATCAGGCTTCATAGCTCTACTCTCTTCTTCAGATATAAGCTTAATACCACTTATAGTTTCAGCTCCATGTTTCTCTGGACTGCGCTCAGAAGCATATGGAATTAATTCAGGCCCTATACCACAGTAGTTTAAAATAGTATTCAATTTAGTTGAAGCACCGCATATATGAATAGTTTTATTTTGTCTATTAACAATATCATCTACTAATTTTGTAAGGTCTTCTTTATGCTTTTCGACTTTATTCCTAAACTCTATATATGGCTTATCTGTATCTAAATATGCTTCATATTCTTCAATTTTTAAATTAAGTATATTTTGCTTTCTTTCACGATTATCATATTCAAAATTATCTTTATGCGTAACATAACACATAATAGCTCCTCCATTTGTAGGGGTTTTTTGCACATCAAAAAGTTTAAGATCTGCTAACTCCATAATTTTCTGCAATGGTTGTAAATGGTAATGTACTATATGCTCATTTACTATAGAATCATAAGCTAAATTATCTAATAAAGACTTCCAATACGCTACTTCAAAAATCCATATTCCCTTTTCAGAAAGAAGGTTTTTAATTTCTTTTGCAAAATGTACAGGATCGTCTATATCATAATAACAAGCAATTGAAGTAATTATATCAGCAGAATTATCTTCAATTAAATTATTAACTTGTTTAGAAGGAAAGGTTGTATTAATAACTTCAATATCTTTATCAGTTTGTCTCGCTGCAATACTTGATGGATCAATACCTATCTTTGTAAATTCTTTAGGATAGTTTCTAAGAAGAGTATTATCATTTGAAGCAATATCTAAAACTTTACCGGAAGTAGATCCAGTAATATTTAACGCAGTATCAACTATACTCTTTAAATGATCGCGCATAGTTTGGCTTATTCCGCTTTCATACCAATAATTACAATATAATAAATCTGTGTCAATACTGTGCAGTGTCTGAACTAATCCACAAGCATCTTCATAGCTTTCTGGACAGCAACGTACAATAACATTTGGCATTGGTCTTCGAGGTGGTGGTTGCACTCCATCCTTTACAAAACAACCTTGAAAGTATTGCTCTCCTAAATCAATAACCTCTTTAAGATTTGTATTACCACAAACACGACATTTTTGTTTATGCACTAACATATATATATATTAATTAGCTACTATAATTTTTTAATCAAGATTTTGCAAAAGGCTAATATCATTCTCTACCATACTATGAGCTAATTCCTTTAAGCCAGAGTCTAGATTCCAATTTAGATCTTTTTTAGCTTTAGTAATGTCTGCTGTTCGTATATCTTGCCATGAATTTATAGCATCAGGTCTATAAAATTCGGGAGATATTTTTATAAGAACATCTCCTTTATATACATATTCTTCGTTTATACCTTCACCTCTCCACTTACCTTTTATACCAATACATTCAAAAGACGGATTTATAAAATCTTTTATTGTATATGATGAACCACTTCCAATTACATATTCGTTTGGGCTTCTTAAATTGAGAATATCCCAAATTAACCTTACACAATCTCTCGCATCAGTCCAATCACGTTGAGCATTTAAATTACCAAGAGTTATAGGCTCAGGTTTCTTTTTATTTTTGTACGCGAGATGTATCTTAGCAACACCATTAGTAATTTTACGCGTAACAAATTCTATTCCTCTTCTTGGACTTTCGTGGTTAAATAACCAGCATTGAATTGCAAATAAATTAAATGATTCTCTATAAATTTTAATAAACTGTCTTGCAGAACATTTAGAAACTGCATAAGGATTTCGTGGCTCTGAGGGGTGTTTTTCATCTTGAGGTACATATTTTATGTTACCAAACTCTTCACTTGAACCAGCATTATATAATCTACAATCCGGAGCATGCTTTCTAAGACATTCTAAAATATGTAATACTGCAGTAGCATTTACATCAAAGGTTTGTTGCGGAAAAGACCAGCTAGCCCCAACAAATGATTGAGCGGCAAAATTAATAAAATAGCTTGGTTTATATTTTGTAATAGCTTCATGAATACTATGTACATCAGATAAATCTAAATCTATTAACTTAAATCTTTTATCTTTAATATGTTGAATATTTTTATAGTTAGGAACACTTAACCTTCTTACCCCACCTAATATATTATAATCTGTATTTGCAAGAAGATGTTCAACCATATAGCTTCCATCTTGCCCCGTTACTCCAGTTACTATAACATTTTTTTTCATTTTAATCGCTCGTATCCTATTTTAACTTCTTGTAATTCAGTTTCAAAAAATTGTTTTTGTAATTCTGTTTTTGCAACCATTCTAAAATAATTTGTTTTATCAACCTCGCTAGCTAACATTTTATCTTCTTTTGCTGCATCAACAGCATCGAATGTTACACTGTTTGCATCGTAAAGCCTTTTAAATTCTTCTGAATTAATAATCTTATCAAATAAGCTTTCACCTATTTGCTCTTTTAAATGATTAAAATTTTTTTCTATACTTTTTTTATCGATATAACCCTTATCTGCTTTTAGTTTAAGTATAGCTATATAATCAAACGCAAATGCTTCATCAACTAATAAGTTTACCATATAATATTATATTTAAAAGTTTTTAAAATCAATCTTTATGACCGAAGTATTGACCACAAAACTTCCACCTTTCATCACAATAACCTTTACAATATTCAAACGTCGTCTGTACACCCCTACCATAGAGAGTTAAATTAGTAATATTTAAGACTCTGAATATCCAACAAAAAGAAGTATCAACAGTATGTATCTCTTTAGCTTTAAGAGCTAACCCTATCCAGTCAAAAGGCCTATCAAACTCATATTCTTTTATAGTGACCTCATTATCAAATTTTGGTATATCAGCTTCACGTCGTTCTTGGTGTGTGGTTCCATAAAATCTATTTACTAAAATAAAATTTTCCTCATCAAACGGCTTTTTTTCTTGTAAGAAGCTTTCTAATTTACTTTCCCGCTCTATATTACGTTCAATAGTAAGGTATTTATACCAGTCTTTATAATCTAATCCAACAAACTCATACTTACAATACAGTGGTCCGGGCTTATTACTTCTAACTAATTGATCAGCAATCTGAAAAGGTATATAAATGAGCTCATTATTATTAATAATTTCACGAGGTTCATTAGATTCTAAAAAATCTTTAAATGGATAATCCTGGCTACTATCAATAAAGGTAATGCCCGGGTGCTTAATATAATCACCTATGTAGTTATAACCACTATATACAGGCCAGATAACTTCACTTACTTTTTTCTGCTCTAGAAGTTTTACAGCAACTTTAAAAAGATGTAAAATATCACCTAAACCTGCTGGTTGTCTAATAATACAAATTTTTTTCATTACTTAAATAAAAATGGATAGTTTAAATACATCCAATCTTCAGGTATTCTGTATTCTTCAACCTTTTTAAAATTATATTCAATAGCTTCTTTCTTTGAATTATAAATTTCTTTACCATTCTCTTTTAGATTCTTAATTATATCACCTAACTCTTCTTCATTTTCAAAATATATTATACCATCTTTATCAAAATAGTCGTTTACAGCATCATCACCCCAGAATAAAGGAATACTTTTACTTGCAAAACAGTCTACAATTTTTTCTGTCCAGTAACCAGGCTGTCTGCAGTTTTCTATAGTTATAGAATACATATATTGTAATAAAGATTCCTCTTTAAATTCAACAGGATTATAACCATGACCATATACACTTATATCATCTCTATATTTTGATATGATTTTGTGCCTTAATTGATGACCTTCTGTGGTATTCTTACCAGAAGCAATTGTTGATATCTTATTTTCTTTTTTTGTTTCTTTATAGTTATTAATCCAACACCTCCCATGCGGGTAATAAAGATAATTTTGACCTTTAGACAAAAGATACTCATCAAAAGTTAAAACAAAATCAAATAATCTATTATTTTGCTCAATCCATTGATATATATGAGGGTGTATAGCTCGAGGCTCTAGCAACCAGGCAACTTTTCTTTTAACTCCTGATGCTTTATGTATATCATCCAAGCATAAATCAGTAATAAAACAAGTATCGCTTACTGGTTTATTAGAAAAATTCCACTTTACATGCTTATTAGTACCTTGATGACATGATGAAGGCTCACCTCCAAAATTTTTATCTCTAATATTTACTTCTACCATGATTTTATGTATTCTTTTAATTGTTCTTGATCCATCGCTTCAACTTTCTGCACTTCTTTTTCATTATGAAGATAATAATCATGCTTATCTTTATCTTTTATAGCAACTCCACCTTCCTCATGAGGTAGATGGAATAAAAACCAGTTGGGGTTATCATTACCAACTTTAGCCACCGGTATACCTAACGTACCAGCTCTAGAAATAATTTCATTATCCTCATAACCCCATCCTATAAAGTTAGGATTAAATCCATTTATCTTTGCAAAAGTATCTTTAGTACCTATTAAGCAACCTCCCACAGCATTAGTATTACCAACACAATATTTTTGTCTATCAAAATAACCAGTTACAATATTATCTTCTTCAATATGACTGGTTAAAAATTTAAATAACTGTGTACCTGTATTATTAATTTTATCCTTTAAAGGGTGTTCTATATAAATTGCTGTACCATTATAACCTATTATAATCATTCCTTTTTTAGCTAAACTAACCCCCTTTATTAGACTGTCAATACTAACTAAACAATCAATATCTAAAAAACATATTACATCATTTGAAGCTTGTTTTAATCCTTTATTATAACCAATACATTTATTATATGTACTGTCATTTTTATAAAATATATACTTATCTTCCGGTCTTACTAAATCCTTTATTCTCTCTTCAGAATCGTCCTCTACAAAAATAAATTCACTTTTTGGATATATAGACTTATAGTATTTGTAAACTATATCTAGGTTATTCATTCTATGTTGAGTATCTTTTCTAAAATGAACTATAAAAGATATATTTGATTTAGGCTTTTTTACTTTTAAAAAATCTGCAACTTGATCAAATGGTGTATCTGGAATAGCAGTAGGACCCATACCATGCTTATTTTCAAATGTAGACCACGATTCCTGAATATTATTTTGCCAGTCCTTTCTTGGTCTAATAGCTGAATTTTCTTCTGAACATGCTTGTTCTTCAACATAATCTAAACTATTAGCTATATCTGGCCACCACCAATATGGAGTAGTATACCCATGCTTTGATAATTCATAAGAATGATCTACATGCTCATACGCATTAGTATATTTTTCATCAAGTATACCTACTTCTTCTAAACAATTTCGTGTATAAAAGCAAACAGCACCAACACAATTTTCATTTAAGGAAATTTTTAAATCGTAATAATCTATAACTTTACGAGGCATAGGAGCTCCCTTACTAACCATTCCTTTGTTAGCTGGGCCATGGTAAGCAAACATAAAATGTTCAATACCTGTCTTTTTATATGCTTTAATATACTCCTCAAATATATTACCTTTAAAGAGCATATCATCTTCAACTAAGATGATGTAATCACAGCCTTTTTCTAAAAGATGTTTAAAAGCTAAATTTTTAGCTTTACCTACTCCTTCACCACCTGATGTTTCTATATAGTCACCTACATGACATACTATACTCTCATCACCATCATTTACAGTAACTAATTCATCATACCAATCTTCTTTAATAGAATCACGACATTTTTTATACATGTCAATTCTATTACATGTAATAATTCCTACTCCAATACTCATATTCCAAATCTTTTATATAATTCTCTTTCTTTATTTTCTGATTCTAAAGCATTCTCTTGCTGTAATAAAAGTTTTTCTAATTCATCAACATTGCTTAAAATAGATGGCTCATCTTCAATTAAAGTTCCATCAGTACCTAGATATTGTTGAATTAAATCTATTCTCTCTTGTGCATTATTTGGAAGTTCGATCATTACGGGGGAATCCCCTTTTGGAAAAAAGATATCAGCTTCAGGGTTTTGCATATATTGATTTAATATAGAATTAAAAATATTATCTACCTCAGTAATAAATTGCTTATCTATTTTTTTAACACTATCACCAATAAACATATCAGGACCTGGATCGTCATTTGCTAACTTAGGATCAAAACGACACAGGAAAATAATATCTAAATGTCTCATTGACTCTCTCATCAAAGCTATCTGCTCACTAACAAATTCCTTTGTAAATCCTTCTTTCTTTTTATCATAACACCACATAGTATATGCAATATTATCAATAGGACATCTATCATGAACAACTAAATCATTTTCTGTGTAATCTTCTACTTGTTTGATAAGTGATTCTAAAATTTCTACTTGTGTATCTTTTGAAGTTTTTGTTGAATGATCTAACTTTTTTTCCTCTAAGATATCTCTATAAGTTTTTTTTGGTTGTTTATATTGATTCCATGTATACAGAAAACTTCTAATAGTTTCTGATTTACCACTATTACCCGTCCCTGAAAAAGATATTCTCATATTATATATAGTTTATTAAACCTTTAATGCCATATCCCATAATAGTAGATGAAGTCTTGGTGAAAAGTTAACATTCATAGCTTTAGCATATTCAGCTACAGCAGGAGCTCTTTCAACATGCTCTTGTCTACTACCACTACAAGGCATAAACCAAATTCTACTTTTGGGAATATTAATTTCACCGTCTTCAACATACTTACTCCAAATTTCATCAATGTCCTCTGATGCATTTATTACAAATTTAAATCCTGAACCAACTTCTTTATGCCACTTTAAAACTTCAGGTTTATAAGTTCGTTTTTCAGGATCACCATTAGAAGTTAGTTTAGGTGAAGTAGTAAAAGTAGCCCTATAAAGTTCAATCCATTTTTCATCAGGCTTAATAGTAGCATTAGTTTCGAAATCAATTAAAGGATGAAAGTCATATTTTTCGATAAATGCACCAATAAACTTAAGTAGTTGTTTTTGCTGCACCATCGGTTCACCACCAGTAAGTTTAAATATAGCTCCATTTTTAAGCTTTTCTACTAAATTATGCTTTTCAAAATATTCAAATATTTCATTAAAAGTCATTTTATTCTTCACTGACCATGAAATATAAGAATCACAACCATGTGGAGAATCTTCGGAAGCAAATCCTTTACATGTAAGATTACACATCGATAATCTGAAAAATACCGAAGGCATACCTACAAATTCTCCTTCACCTTCTAAAGTATAGAAAGCTTTATCATCAGATACTAGTAACGTTTCTTTATCATAATCTATAGACATATATAAGATTATACGCGTTTACAAGCTAAATTCAACTAAATATTAATAACATGAGAAAAAAAGCTACACGTCTTGTACGTGAAACGCAGTTGGATGATTTCGAAGAAAAAATGAAAGATAATTTTTTACTCGATTTTAAAATTAAAAGACCTTTTTATCTTAACCATAACCATAAGGAGTTTTATTCTCAAATAAGAAATACTAACACTAATATGGTATTTGTTGATGGACCTGCAGGATCTGCTAAAACATATATTGCTATATATGCAGCATTAGAGGAACTTAGAGAAGAAAAAGTAGATAAAGTAATCTACATTAGATCGGTGATTGAATCTGCAGCAAAAAGTCTTGGTTCCTTACCTGGTGAAGTTGATGATAAATTTCTACCTTATGCAATGCCTCTATTAGAAAAAGTTAGAGAAATTACTAGTGATAGTACTTGTGGTGTTCTTAAGAATAAAGGAATGATTGAAGCTATACCAGTTAATTTTGTAAGAGGTTTAACTTTCAACAATTGTGTTGTAATAGTAGATGAAGCTCAAAATCTAACCAAGGGCGAACTTACTACTATTTTAACAAGATTTGGTAGAGGTACTAAATATATTGTTTGTGGTGATACCCATCAATCTGATATTAACAAATCTGGTTTCAGTGAAGTATTCCAAAAGTTTTCAACAGTTGATTGTATTGATAATGGAATAAGTTCCTTTAGATTTGGAAATTCAGAAATCGTAAGAAGTAAAATACTACGATATATTTGTAAAATACTCGGTGCTTAACTATTGCCCCACGAAGTGCCCGCAAAAGGGTCACTAAAGTTACCTGTAGTTTTATTAGGACCTACTTTAGCAGCTCTAGGGTTTGGTGCTGGTGTTTCTTCTGTAGCTGTATTCTCAGTTTCAGCTTCTTCATTAGTATCCTTTACAGGAGGTATTTTACCTTTTTCAGACCACTCTTTCCAGGTTTTTTCAAACTCTTCATGAGATACATAAGTCTGTTTACCTTCTTCATTTATATATACAGTTTCAGACTTAGGCATCTTACTAACAGAAGCAGAATTATTACTATGTTCGAACACTGTAATATTCTCAACCCAAACTCTACCTTCAGTTACTTCTTCAATATAAGTATCTGCAGTCTTAAAACACCATTCAGCAAACTTTTCAATACCAACACCGCCATCCATAATTCTAAGATCTGCACCACCTGCCTCATTTAAGGCTTTAAAAATATCTAAAAGAGGGTCATTACTGGCAACAACTAAGGTATGATCAAATTGATTATTAAATGTAGTTTTAAGATCCTTGAGACCTCCAAAATCATATACCCAATTATTCTTATCTAGTTCATTACAGCCAAAAGTTAATTCTGCTTTAAGCTGATATCCATGTACAAATTTACAATGTGATTCTGCATTAGGTTGACGGAATGCTGTTGATCCAAGTTCAATTACTTTAGAAGACGTATAAATCATAATAATTATTATAAGTGTAATCCAGAATATATCAACTAGTAGAGTTAATTTAGGAGGCTCTCCCTCGTCTGGTCTCGGTTAATTATCTATTTCGAAAGCAAAGTCAACTGTCGTAACAGATCAATTTGGGAACTTTTTTCTTTCTTGACTTCTACATCATCATCTTTTTTAACATTACTTTGACCTCGTGGAGATCTAACAGTTGAAAATGATTTAGTGTCTTTATCCCATTGAAGTACTAGCGGCCTTGAATAACGTGTACCTTGAACCTTACCACCTTCATCGTCATATTCTAAGTCAGCTACATCTACTACTAAAATATCACCTTTACCTCTCTCAGAACCTAATTTAAAATACCCAAGCGCTTCAATAGTATCAT